GAACGTATTGCGGCAGGCGACCGTGATTCAGCCCGTCAAATGCAAATGACAACGCGGGATTGGATTCCAAGGGTTTTATCCGTTGGCGTAACGCTTGGGTTCTTTGGAATTGTGGCTTACATCCTTCATTATGGACTTCCACCTACTGGCGGCGAAGCACTTTTGATGTTGATTGGTACGCTTGGTACGGCTTGGACAGGAGTTATGGGCTTTTATTTTGGTTCGTCGGCTGGTTCTAAACAAAAGACGGATGCCCTTACTGCTGCATTAGGTAACGATAAATGAGTGCTGATAATTGGGAACAATGTTTTGCCTTAGTTCTTAAAAACGAAGGCGGATACGTTGACAATCCTGCGGACCCCGGTGGCGCTACCAATTTAGGTTGTACAAAAACAACTTGGGAAGCATGGGTTGGGCATCCTGTTACTAAAGATGACATTAAGGCGTTAATGCCCAATGACGTTATGCCGCTTTACAAGAAAAAATATTGGGATACCATCAAGGGCGACAATCTGCCAATTGGTGTAGATTATGCAATCTTTGATTTTGCCATCAATTCAGGGCCGTCCCGGGCCGTCAAAACCTTGCAGTCGGTACTTGGTGTCGCTGCCGACGGACAAATCGGGCCAGCCACCATTGCTGCTTTTGAAACGGCAAACAGCCGTGAAATTGCTACGAAAGTATGCGAAGCCCGATTAGCCTTTTTGCAAAGTTTGCCTATCTATGGTACTTTCGGAAAAGGATGGTCACGCCGTGTTTCGGAAGTCGAACGCATGGCATTTAATATGGTTTAATCGTCATGTCCCTTACCTATGCGTCATACGTACAACAAATTGCGACTATGGCGGTTATTCCGGTAACGGATACTAACTATACGATTATTATCCCATCCATGATTGATTATGCCGAATTGCGTATGCAACGCGATTTAGATTTTCTTTCTACCCAAATCAGCACAACTGCCTATACTTTTACGGGCGGAAGCAATCAATTAACCCTTCCAACGTCACAGTTTATTGTTCCGCAGACGTTTGAAGTATTGGATAACCAAGGCAATTCAACGCCGTTGTTGCCAGTAACTAAAGAATTCATACAAAATGTTTACGGATCAGGATCTACGACTGGTTTGCCTCAGTATTTTGCTGTTTATGGCGGCGATACTAATACTACAGGTAATACAAGCCAATACATGATCGTTGGGCCAACGCCTAATTCTAGTTATGCCGTTCGCCTTACTGGTACGGTTCGTGCTGCACCGCTATCGGCTACCAATACAACAACATTTATATCTACCTATCTGCCAGATATGTTTATCATGGCATCCATGATTTATATTTCGGCGTTTCAGCGCAATTTTGGCAAGATCAACGATGATCCTGCTATGGCGCAGACCTATGAAGCACAATACCAGACGTTGAAACAAAGCGCCTTAGTGGAAGAAAACCGCAAGAAATACGAAGCTGCGGCTTGGACATCTTATTCGCCTGCCCCTGTTGCTACACCAACACGGTCATAATCTATGCCACATGCAACCATTCGCTTAAAACCCGGCGTTGAGACCAACAATACACCTTCATTAAATGAAGCGGCGTATTCATCGTCACAGCTGATTCGGTTTTTGCAAGAACGCAATGGGCTAGGGCTTGCCCAAAAATTAGGCGGTTGGGTTAACTATTACCGTTCTGCTATTTCGTCAAAAATTAGGGCGCTAAAGGGGTGGTCGGATTTAAATGCCGTTAACCATTTGGGCATTGGCGCAGAATCATCGCTTAATGTCCTTACCAGCGGTAATTTGATAGATATTACGCCAGAAATTACCACAACCAATACGCCACCAGTATTTGTAACAACGTCTGGTTCTAATGTTGTAACAATTACTGATTCCAATGCGTCAAATTTGACTACATTTGATTATGTAAACTTTGTCACCCCAGTTGCCGTTGGTGGGCTAACGCTTTACGGACCGTATGCGCTACAAACTGTGGCATCGACAACGTATACAATTTTTGCTTCAACAACGGCTACAAGTTCGGCTAACACATCAACAAATACCACGGCTGGTTCATTTGTCGTCGGTAATACATATAAAATTGTAACGGTTGGAACGACAGATTACACGCTTATTGGCGCATCAGCCAATACGGTTGGCGTTATATTTAATGCTACAGGCGTTGGTGCTGGTACGGGTACGGCTAAATTAGTTGGCGTTTACGCGTTTAAAACAACAAATAATTCGTCCCTTATCACGGGTTATTTTGACAATCACGGTTACAGCGTTGGTTCATCATTTGATATTGGCGTTCCAATAACGATTGGCGGTGTCACACTGTCCGGTCTTTATACGGTTGTTAGCACACCAACTGCCAGTTCGTTTACGTTTTCGTCAACTACATTAGCTTCGTCTACTGCTGGGCCGACCGCTATCAATAGCGGGAATGTTCAATTTACTTATTATATTGGCGTTGGACCGCAGGCTTTAGGAACGGGTTTTGGTGTCGGCGGATACGGCGTAGGTGGTTTTGGTGTTGGCGTTCCTATAACGCAGCCCGGGACACCTATTACCGCAACGGATTGGACCTTAGACAATTTTGGTTCGTACTTGGTAGCTTGCCCAGCAGGTGGCGCAATTTATTATTATGACCCAAATGGTCAGTTACAAAATGCCCAATACCTTGGTGGAAATGCACCATTGGTAAACAGCGGTATTTTTGTTGCTATGCCAGAACGTCAAATTGTAGCTTACGGGTCATCGTTTACCTTGCAGGCTGATCCCTTGCTAGTTCGATGGTGTGATGTTGGTGATTTTACAACATGGAACGCTACAGCAACCAATCAGGCAGGTTCATTCCGTATACCTACTGGATCAAAAATTGTTGCTGCTTTTCAGGGTCCGCAACAAGGTCTGTTATGGACAGACTTAGACCTTTGGGCAATGCAGTATGTTGGCTTGCCGTTGGTTTATGGATTTAACAAAATTGGGTCTAACTGTGGCGCAATTAGCCGCCATTGCGTTGGGCAGTTGGGAAATAACATCTATTGGATGAGCCAAAGACAATTTTTTGTCATGATGGGTTCTGGCCCACAAGCAATTAATTGCCCTATCTTTGACGTGATATTCCAAAATATCAATTTATCTTATTTGTATAAAGTATGCTGCGGCGTAAACAGCCAGTTTAATGAAATCACGTGGTATTACCCATCGGCATCGTCGACCGAAAACGATAGTTATGTAAAATACAACGTGACATTGGATCAATGGGACTATGGCACGCTTGGCCGCACGGCATGGATTGATCAGTCGGTTCTTGGCCCACCTATTGGCGCTGGTTCGGATAATTGGCTTTACCAACATGAAGTAGGCAATGACGCTGTTTATAACGGTCAAACAACCGGCATGCAGTCGTCTTTCTCAACCGGTTATTTCCAATTAAATGAAGCGGATAATTTGGTTTTTATTGACCAAATTTGGCCCGATATGAAATGGGGTACATACAGCGGCAATCAAAATGCTACCGTATATTTGACCATTAATTATACCAATTACGCCACAGATACCGCTACTTCGCCATCAACTAGTTACTATTCAGGTTCACCATCTGGGCAGGTAACATCTGTGACATTTCCGATGACGCAATCAACAGAATACATTTCATGCCGAATCAGGGCGCGTTTTATGTCCTTTTCCTTGTCATCCAATGATACAGGGACATTCTGGCGTCTTGGCGGCGTTCGGTATCGGTTCCAACCAGATGGGCGGTTCTAGTGGCTAGTTTAGACGATATTTTAACAACACAGAAAAATGGCGTACAGGCAATCAATGCCTATGTTTCGCTGTTGTCCAATCATGATGGATCATATTCTACTAAAGAAATATCAGCCAGCAAGGTGATTAAATCATCTAGCGGATGGCTTTCTACCGTTAGTGTTATAGTAGCGGGTTCTACGCAGGGCTATTTGTATGACACCAATAGCACATCGGCTACTTCCGGTAATCGTATTTATGCGGTTCCAAATACGTTAGGCATTTATCAAATACAGATTCCGTTTGCGACTGGATTGGTATTTGTCCCCGGAACCGGTTCAATTATTTCTGTAGGATATTCATGATGCCCCTTAAACATGGATCATCTCAAGCCACAATTAGCAAAAATATAAGCGAAATGACCCGTTCAGGGCATCCGCATGATCAAGCTGTAGCTGCGGCATTAAATATTGCCCGTTCGGGTAAAAAGCATGGTGGTGTACCATTGCCCGGTCCAAATGATGCGCCGGTTACAAAATTCCATATTGGTTTTATCCCATCGCCGGTTGCTGGACGAACAGATCACTTGCCTATGCACGTGCCATCGGGGGCTTACGTTATCCCAGCTGCTGAAGTATCGGCTTTAGCAGAAGGCAATAGTCTTGGCGGCGCACGTATTTTGGACCGTTTATTCGGCGATGATGAGAAGTTTTATGAACATAACCCCAACGTAAAAGGCACAGCTATTGTTGCGGCAGGGGGCGAATATGTTATATCTCCCCGGAAAGTTCAAGAAATAGGAGAAGGAAATATAGATGACGGACACGCAATCCTTGATGGATACGTCAACAAAATTCGGAAGAAAACGATCCAGACGCTCCAAAAATTACCGGGACCAAAGCGCGATTGACGCTGGTTCGGATGATGTTCACGTCAGGATCGCTAAACCGGAAGACATAGAAGGGATCATGGAACTAGCCCGTTTAGTAAATGAAGAAAACGGGATATATCCTATGGACCTTAAGAAAGTGGCCCAAATGATGTTGCCTTCTTTATATAAGGAAGGTGGTATTGTCGGGGTCATTGGACCTAAAGATAAAGTAGAAGCCGGTATTCTTCTTCGGATTTCTAGTTTATGGTACGCAGATAAGCCATTTTTAGAAGAAATGAGCCTATTTGTTCACCCAGATTACCGATCAGCTAGGGGCGGGCGTGCTTCAAAATTGATCGAATTTGCTAAAAAGTGCGCTACTGAACTTGGTATGCCCCTTATGATTGGGGTTTTGTCAAATGACAGAACTAGTGCTAAAGTACGTATGTATGAGAAGCGATTGGGATCACCTGTAGGGGCTTTTTTCTTATGGGGTGCCAAAACGGGTCAAGATGTAGTAGATGAAAAGGGGTAACATTTATTTTTGGAGACCGCGATGAGTGGTGGGTCAGGGTCAACGCAATCAACATCGTCATTTTCGCCTACGCCGGAAATGTACAAAAACTATATGGGTGTGGTTGATCTGGCTAAACAAGCCGCAGCAACTCCTTATACGCCATATGGTGGTGAACTAGTTGCGCCGTTGTCCCCTACCCAACAAGCAGGCATCAGCAATGTTAATGCTGCGGTCGGTACGGCACTTCCTGCTATTTATCAGGGTATGCAAAATGTGCAGGGCGGCATGGCTGCTGCTATGCCATATTATAATGCAGCAACGGGATCAATTCAGGGCGGTATCAATGCCGCTATGCCGCTGCAACAGCAAGCACAATATGGTTATCAAAACGCCCTAAATATGGCGCAACCATATCAAAATTTGGCTACCAACCTTTCCTTTGGTTCGGCTGGCGCTGTAAATCCTAATCAATATTCGCCTGAAGCCGTACAGCAATATATGTCGCCATATATGAACAATGTCGTAAACGCGACAATGGCGCAGTTACAGAATCAACAAGGCCAACAACGTGCTGCACTACAAGGCAACGCTATTAGTGCAGGTGCATTTGGCGGTGATCGTGCAGGTATTGCACAGGCTGAATTAGCTAACCAACAGAATTTGGCGGCTGGTCAAACTTTAGCCAATCTATTGCAAGGTGGGTATTCTAACGCCCAGCAGCTGTTTGGGCAACAACAAGGTGTAAATCTTGCAGCACAGCAAGCTAACCGTGCAGCGCAGGCGGCTGCGGCAGGTCAATTGGGTGCTATTGGTCAGCAGGGATACGGCCAACAATTAGGTGCAGCGCAGCAACAGGCTGCTTTGGGTCAACAATTGTATGGACAGGGCTTGTCTACTGCACAACAGCAGGCGGCACTGGGCCAAGGATTGTATGGAATGGGTCTTGGCGGCGGACAGGCACTTGCCGGTCTTGGTACGCAGGCTCAAGCTGCCGCATTGCAAGGCGCACAGGCACAGTTGGCTGCTGGCGCACAACAGCAGGCTTATCAGCAAGCGTTGGATTCTGCATTGCAGGGTCTATTCCAACAACAACAAGCCTATCCATTTCAGTCTACGCAATATCTGGCAAATATCATTGAAGGTATTGGCGCGGGTACGGGTGGTACATCTACGGCTACACAGCCGGGTCCAAATGTGGCTTCCCAGATCTTTGGCGGTTTAGGTGCATTGTCACTTATTTCCGATCCAAAAATGAAGGATAATATGGAGCCAGTTGGTAAGACGTTTGACGGCCAAAATATCTATAAGTTCAATTATAAAGGCAACCCAACGACCCATATTGGTCTTAACGCCGCAGAAACAGAACATCATAAGCCAGAAGCCGTAAGTAGAACGCAAGACGGTATTCGGGCAGTTAATTATGATATTGCTACGGAAGATGCTGCAAAACGCGGCCATTTTGCTATGGGTGGTTTATCGTCATTAGGTGGAGTAGTAGCACCTTCTATGAACCGTCAGGCATTTGAATCTGGTGGTGGTTTAGGTGATATTATTACTGCATTACAGCAATATCATAAGCCAGACATCGGTATGATCCCATATGGTCAAACTGATACAACGCCCTATGCCAGCGTGCATGGATATATTCCAAAGACCAGAATCCCTGTTGGTAAAAGCACTATTCCAAATGCCCCTAATATGCAGCAGGACACATCTTCCGATGATTTCTTAAAGCAAATGTTGCAGACAAAGCGGTCTGGAACGGGTGGTTTAGGTAATATTGGAAATATCCTGTCTGGTACGGGCGGAAGCTATGGTTTTGCAACGGGGCTTGAACCCGGTTTCGCTAGTGGCGGTGTAGTTGGCTATCGTGAACATCATGATGGCTTAAGTGGCAATACTGTTGGTGGCGGTAGTTTTGGTTTTGACGATGGGTCGGACAATAACACAGACAAAGTCAGCCAAATTGATTACGCATTAGGCAAAATTGAGTCTGGTCATAACCCAAGTGCTTTAGGACCATTAACCGGCGAAGGCCGTGACCGTGCTTATGGCTATTCTCAAGTTATGGGTTCTAATGTACCTAATTGGACAAAAGAAATTCTTGGCACTTCAATGACGCCAGATGAATATCTTAATAATCCTAATGCCCAAAAAGCCGTTACCCGTGGTAAAATTGCCCAATATTTAGGACAGGGTTATAGCCCACAAGATGTAGCATCTATGTGGTTTAGTGGTAAGCCAATGGATAAGGCGGGTGATGCTGCCGATGTTACTGGCACTACCGTTCCTGATTATATCCAGCGGTTCAATAAGGCATATGGTTCCGCAGACACCGCACCAGCGCAGAAGCAAGGTTTAGGTGCAGCAGATCAACGCACTTTGCTAGAAAACGTGATGGGTCGTAATCTTGATCCAGCCGTTAAACAATCTTTGCTGGCAGGGTTCTTGGGTATGATGGCTTCTAAGTCACCATACTTTGGATCAGCAGTTGGTGAAGGTGGCCTTGCTGGGGTTACTAATTATCAGAACCAAACGCAGTTAGCCCGTGAAAATGCACTTGCCCAAGCTAAATTGCAGCAAGAACAACAACGTGTTGGCTATGAAGGTCAACGCGTTGGCTTTGAAGGCCAGAAAGTTGATATTGAACGGCAAGCTAAAGGCATTGAAGCACTTAAATATTGGCAGGGTAATTACCAACCAGTGGCTACGCCAAATGGCATTATGTATAAAGAATTGTCTTCGGGTAATTTGCTTTCACAAGGCGAATACCAAGGGAAAATGCAACCTATACTTCAAAAATATGGCCTAGCCCCAGCGGATGTTGGAATTTCAACACCATCTCAAGCACCAAAACCCGCTGTGCAAGAACAGGCACCTACGCCAGATCAGACGACAACTCAACCAACCACAAATTTAACGGCGACAGCATTTAAAAATGTTTCGCCAGACTACAATCCATTTGAATTGCGCCAAAAAGCCGATGCAGAAGAAAAAACTGCAATTACTGCACAGGCCAATGGGTTAAAAGATCAACAGATAGCTGCGGATGGTCGCGCCAAAAACTATCGTGATTTAGCATCAAAAATTGAAAATGGTGAACAACAAGTTCAATTCAAAGATGGTTCATTTGGATTTATTCCAGAAGTTCTTTCTAATATCCAACAGAAAAAATCGGCTGAAAAGTTTGCTGAAGATCAAGCAGCAACTCAAACGGAATTTAATAAGAAAGCTACGGACTTCATATCGGCCTATGATAAAGACAAATTGCAGTTGGATTTGTTGTCTAACATTTATTCAAAGGTTGAAACAAATCGCGCATCTGAAGCACGTGCAGACTTGGCGGGTTGGATGCGTGAATTTGGCGTAGATAAATTAGCTGGGTTGGATGTCAGTGGCATTCAGTCAGCCAATGATTCTGCTATCAAAGCTGCAACATCAGAAGCATTTACAGTAATGCGTGAACAAGGCGCATCAAAAGCACCGGCAACAGGCTTACGTGAAGCATTGTTGACGGTTGCAAGCCCAACGCTTTCGCCCGGTTCAAAATATCAGTTAGTCACAAATAGCTTGGCTGAAGCTAATCGTGACAAAGCCATGTACGAAGATTGGATTATGGCTGGAAAACCGGACAAGGATAAGTTTACGGTCCAATGGAAGAAAGACCCTACACATCAAATGTCCGTCTATCAACAACAAGCGGTTGATCAAACGCCATTGTTCAAGGGAATTGATAAAAAATCTGACGAATTTAATTTGTTAATGAAGAAGCCGACTTCTTCAATATACGAACAACCGCAACCTGCTGCACCTCAAACGCCGCGTTCTTTATTGGGCGTTGAAGGCTTAACCTACAGCCCTACCCGTAAACAATATAAAGACAAGGCTGGTAACATTTATGATGAAACGGGTAAAAAGGTGCAATAATGGAAAATGAAGTTGATGATTGGGGTCCTGTATCATCTGATGATTTCCATCCAGTAGATACAGGATATTCCGCACGGGTTGAATCATACCGTCCTGAAGCCGCTGTGCGGTCCATGCAGGAAGGTGTAATTGCTCCTGACGTTATCCCTGATGTGCCAATTGTAACGCCTTTAATGAAGCGCGGTATTGCCTATGCTGGTGCGGTAATGGGTGCTGGCGAAGGCGATACAACGTCAGAACGATATGCTAATACGTTAGCAATGGATCAAGCACTAGCAGAAGAACGCGCCAGAACTGATCCATATAGCGCCAAGGTAAAGGCTGCCAATGAAATAGTTATGGGTGTTGCAGCAGCACCAGAATTGGGTGTTGAAAAACTTGTTGCAGGTGCTGCACCAAAAATTGCTTCCTATGTTGCACCAGTTATTGAAGGCAGTATTTATGGGGCGGCTGGGGGCGCATCAGAAATTAATCCCGGCGATACAGCTGAAGATATAGAAAAGAAAATTGGCTTAGGTGGCGTTTATGGTGCAGCCGCGCCTTTGGCTGTCAAAGGTGTTATAAAAGGCACTGGCAAAACATATTCGTTTCTAAAACCTACCGTTCAAACTTTATTTGACCCAGAAGCTGGCGCTTTAACACGTATTGCCCAAGCAGGTGAAGGCGCAGCAACTGCGAAGCCATCAGTTCGTGGTTTAACGCCAGAAGAATTTGCTCAACGGGCATTGGCAGGCGAAGACGTTAATATTGCTGATATTCATGGCGTAAAACCTTTATTGGAAGGCGCTGCTGCAACATCTGAAGGCGACCCGCGTGTCGCACAATTGAATGATAATTTAACAAAAAGATTAAAAGATTCTGGCGCACAATTTGGAGAAGGCGTTGATGCGCTTTATTATCCTAAAGGCGATGGAAAAATTAACGCCGGTTTAGCCCGTGAAGATGCTTTAAAAACAGCAAGAAAAGTAAATGGCCCAGCATATGAAGCAGCTTATTCAAAGCCAATTGATTATGCGTCTGAACAAGGCCAAAACATTGAAAATTTGATTAACAATCAAGTTCCCGCTGCTGCCGTAAAAGATGCAAACGATTTAATGCGTTTGGAAGGCGTGCCACAATCAAAACAGATTATGGCTAAAATTGCAGATGACGGCACAGTATCTTACGAAAGCAAGCCAGATGTAATGCAAGTTGATTACATTACACGTGCATTGAATGATATTGCAAAAAAACAAGAAAATGCGGGTGCTATGGGTGGCATTACGCAAAAAGGCGCGGCATATCAAAGTCTAGCTAAAGATTTGCGTGATAATCTTCGCGGTGCCGTACCAGAATATGGCGCAGCTGTTGATGGTGCTGGACGTTATATACGGCAAAACAATGCTTTTGATGCTGGTCAGGACTTTGTACAATTAATTACTAAGCCAAAAGCTAATCCGCAGGAAGTTGCGGATCAAATAAATTTGCTTACCCGTACAGATGGCAAACAATATACCCCTGAAGAAAAAGCAGCTTTTTCTACCGGTATCGCAGCATTTTTAAAGGAAAACCCTGAAGTAGCATCAAAGTTATTTAGTCAGGGCGATACTCAAGTCATGAACCGTTTAAGGGCAGGTTTGGGCAATGATGCGCTATTTAATGGAATTGATGATTTAACTTCTGCTCAACGTATTGCTGCAATGACCCGTGAAATTGGGGTAAAAAAACAAGGAATTTCAGCACCAACCGCATTTCAAACAGGAACTGCAATTGCCACCGGTGCCGGTGTTGGAGAAGCAATCCATAATTTACCATCTATTTTCCAGCATATAACGGACAATCCAACCCTTTCTGGGGTTTTGGCGTTAGGGGGCGCTGGTGCAGGATTGGGGATTAAAAAAGGAATGAATGCAATGGCGCAACGTCGCGCTGATGCGTTGCTTTCACTTGCAGTATCCGATCAAAAGCAAGCCGCCCAAAGACTATTAGATATTACATCAAGCAGCCCGCAAAATCGTGCTATGTTGCATGATATTGAAGAACGGATTGCTAGATATATGGCAGGTCAAATCGGCTCAAATGATGAACGAATTGGCCGTAAATCAGGTGGCCGTGTTAGCCATATTGATCAGAAGGTGGATAAATTGATCCGGGAAAGCACCCGGATCAAGAACCTGTTAGCTGATGAGACTGAAAGAATGTTGTCTTTACCAGACGATACTATCGCTCATGCGCTTAGTTTGGCTAAGAAGGTAATTTAAGCCGATTGTTCTGCCCGTAGGCGGGTCACAAGGCTATCTACGTTCTTAGTAAAGCTGTCTACAAAGTCAGGCTTACGATCACGATCTGGTACGGATAGATCGCCTGCAAAGGACGTATAGGCGGCAAGATCAATCCATGAATCTTCATGTGTGCGATCATATGCCAAACGGCTCATCTTAATAGCCATCATAATGATTGATGCGTCATAAGATGTAATTTCCTTACCAAGCATGATCGTTGCAATTTTTGCTACGCGATCAAATGATTCGTAGATTGGACCGTAGCTTTCGCCCCGTTCTGTAATTGCCGCCAATGCCGTATCTAATACTTTTCTATGGTTCATTTCATCACCTTTTAACAATGGTTCCATCAAGTTTTCGCTTCCAAGGACTTCCTTTTCCAAATGGAAGGGGGGATTTAGACTCCTTAAGTCCAAGACTGGCGGACTTTTTTCTTTTCGCTTTAGCAGCTGTTGAATGATCAACTTTTGTTTTCTCCGTTGCACATGGTTTACATGTTAACCGAATATTGTCGTCGGTATCGGAACCACCTAGTTCTAATGGACGAACGTGTTCAAAGATAAATTGTCCAATTGTCAGCTTAATGCTGCAAATCATACATTTACCGTGTTCACGTTCCCATATGGCTAGTTTGCGGCGGGTAGATAAGTTGCCGCGCTTCGTCGTTCCTACATCTTCAATCATCTAAAGTTGCTTCCGGCGCGTTGATTGGCTTGTTCAGATCGCCATGCTTCAACAATAATATCGGCTTTACTGCGTTCACTTCGGTAATATTCATCTGCTTCTACTGCTTCTATTTCCTCCTCACATGCGCGTTCATATGCTGGGTGGGCTTCTGCCCATGCTTCACGCAAACCGGCTGTTTTTTCAGGGGCTTCCAAAATTAATTTGGCCCTGATCCGTTTGCGGGAAAATTCTTTTCTTAGTCTCATTGCACGGCTTGCTGCCGTTGGTTCGGATGCAGTGGAAAGATACTGCAACGCTGATTCTATCATGTCATCTGTAATAAGTTTCGCCATTATCTTCTGCATATTCGGGGTTATATGGAACCAAAGTTACCCATACTTCGCCATGTTCGTTAGGGATGGGAAGTGATTCAAATTTGATATTGATCACTTCGCCTTTTCCGCGCTTTGCAAAGCCGATATTCGTATGCCGGGTCTTACCGCGTCTATCAGTTCTGTAGGTCAGTGCGTCCCACTTTTCGGCTTCATCCATAATTTTACCTCACCACGGAATCCCATCATCTAGTTCATCTTCTAATACAACCTTTTGGGCTGGTTTAGCAACAGACGCAACAGGACCATTCTTAGGGCGAATCTTTGCAGCCATAAATTTGCCGCGCTGCCCAGTTTTGATCGTAAGGCCAATAAAGTATTCTTTGCCTTCAATGGTCAGCGTACCGTTATAATCTGCGTGCCAATCCTCCGTTTTACGGTCATTTTTATAGATTAGACCGCCATCGCCATACTTATTTTCCATTTCGCTTCTCCTACTCATGATCCATTAAATCAAAATTATTATTTATTTCCATGCCCCCGGCTTCATACAACACCGCATAAGCATCTGGTTCAAACCCTAGCCGATCATAAATCAGATAACGATATGAACCGCCTTCCCTTGCATGTTCAACTATTTTACGAAACACCCATGCAACAATGTTCATTTTTGTTTTGTAGTCCATTTCAGCGGCAGTTTTATTTTGTTCGCTGATCATTTCTTCGCGGATTGAATCCATACCTTTGGATATTTCATCCAAAATTCTTGCCCATTCTTCTGATGATTTCATGATTTGCCGCCTTTGCTAAGGGTAGCTTCATGTTCCTTAATTTTGGTTAAAAGCGTTTTGTATTCATCGGTATGTTCAGTAATTCCATATTTGTACCGACTTTCTGCTTCGTCTTTCCACCATTTTTTCAGTTCCGCCGAAGTTCTAGCAGTAGGTATCGCAGGTATTGCCAATGACATATAGGCATCAACTTGTTCTGCCGTACCATTAGAAAATGGCAAATCAGCAACTTTCGGGGCCGCTGCTACCGGCGTTTCATCCCGTTCAGGATCGTCACCCGTTTCAATTTGGAACAGCTTAAACAGTAAGTATTTATTAGCCCCTGTAATGGCCTTATAAACGCCCTTGTCGCCGATCAATCCATTCTTGGCACGGTCATTGCCGCAACCAATCGCCATGATTTTTTCAGGCCAAACTTCCCCGCTTTTATGAATAAGCGTATAGGCTATAATAACATCTATGTTACCGCTTGCGGGGTCCGAATGAGACGAATGATAAGAAGGAATAAGAACCAACCCTTCTTCCGTCATTGCTGGACGTAGCTTTTCCAGCAGGTCCGATTCGCTTACGTATTTGTAACCATGGAACTTATTGTGTCCCGTTTTTTGGATATAAGACACTTTAGCCATAACATTGCTAAGTGCTTGTGCAATCATCTTTGTCATAGTTTCTCCTACCTTATTACAAGCATTGTGCCGCCGTTGGATAATTCTGCCCCATCGACCGGACCTTCTTTCAGCATTTCCTTCAATTTTACCTTATCTACGGAAACACTGACTTTCATCACAGAATCAGGAAGTTTTTCCTCATCCGTAATAACAACTTTGGACGGCGCATTTTGAATTGTAATGGTTGCTTCTGGCAATGCCATTTTCTTCAAATCGGCCAATTCCATTAATTCTTGTATGACTTGGCGGTAAAATTCAGTCCGCTTTTTAAATCTTTCTTTTCTGCCTGTTAGACGGGAAATGGTTTTCCCAACGCTTTCGGTTTCTTCGCTGTAAATCAAGACATTTAAAGCGGCGCGTTGTATAACATCCTTAAGATCGGTTGCGCCTTCTAGCGTATCCATTCTTAAATCTTCGTCTTCCTTTAGTTCAGGGTAATGGTTTAAAATAACTTCAATGCGCTGCTTCAGCGCTTCAAACCGAAACGTCATACGTTGAGCTTCCATTGATTCGGGCAATTCATGCCGTAAAGTGTGAAAAGTAGGTGCATTGGTAAACGTCGATCTCATTACCCATCTCCTGCGTGAATCCTATGAACCATGCCCTAAAAACAATGTCAACAGGCCTAAAATGATCTTACAACTTGACCCGCCACTACCATTAGTAACCCCAAAAGGGCCGTCATTAGCACATTTTGTGTTGGATTATGGGGCTGAACACCACCTATTGTGGATATGCTTCCTAAATGACGGCGGAGAATGTTGGACTTTCCCCAATAGTCAAATAAAGATGGAAGCTAATTTAACCATGGGACGTAAGAAAAGTGATCCGGCTGGAACTTCCATTAGCACCGTCAGCTAACGCGATTTGGGGATCGGGCCGGGGGCGTATATATAAATCTAATATATATAAACAATGGTTAGAAGAATCATCTTGGATGATTAAGACTCAAACTAAAGAATCCGTACCAAGGGATTATATATTACAGGTAGTAGCTAAAAGACCTGATAAAAGAAGAAGGGATTTAGATAACCTTCTTAAAGCTACCAGTGACTTGCTGGTACGGACAGGTATTGTTACCGACGACAATTTTTGTAGGGCTATTGTAGCCGAATGGGTTGATTTTGGACCGCCAATGGTGGTTAAAGTATATCCGTTAGATCAGCAGGAGGCAGAATGGTGGACGGAGATTCCCGCTATGTTTCGCAATTAAAGGCGCGTTATGCGGCTGTAAGGCGGAGATTATACGGGTTAGGCGGACCCACTGGCGTTATTCCTCCAACGGAATATCCTGAAATACCGGAACCTAAGAAAGAAAAGACCATCATTCAGGTTGCGCCTGAAGCGGGTGTTTTGATCATGCTTGACCATGCCACGCCGTCATTTATGCGGCTGGTACGGGAAGTTGCGGATAAACATGAATTAGACCCGTCTGATATAATCAAAAGGGGACGTAAGCCCAACATTGTTGCATGTCGGTTTGAATTATATTACCGGGCAAATAAAGAACTTAACTTC